TTCTTCATAGCAGCTTCCGCTGGATTCCCGGCCGATGGCGGAACTAAGTTAGATATCGGAATCATTTCTTCTTCTTCTCAGCTTCGCGTTTGACAGAGTAAGCAATTGCCGTTGCCTGTTTTGGCGGCTTACCGGCCTTGAGCTCGGCTTTGATGTTTTTTATCAAAGCTTTTTTACTCTTGCTGTGGACTAGTGGCATTTAGTTTCTCCATCCAGTATTTGATATCTTCGATTGCGCCATTAATCATGTGCAATGAAACTTCGTGCTGTTTACCTTGGGTAATCAGTTCTTCCATGCGTTTCTTGAGTTCTTCTATTGTCATTCTACCACCGCGCAAATGTCGGCCTCCTGTATTATTTGATAATCTTGGCCGTCAATCTTGTGTGTTGGCCAGTTGAGATAGTCGCCGTTGCCGTACTTTATGAAGTCGCCAACCTTTACATCTGTGACCTCTGGGCCTACTGCCTCCACGGTTCCTTCGTTGAAAGGTTCCTTGTTGTTGACAATCAAGATCTCGCTCAGGACTCGGACAGTTGGTCGGACCACCACTCTGTTTTTAAGCGGTTTTAACACTTTTTGGCCTCCCGCGCTGCTTTTTTTCCTCGGGCATTACATCCAGGACAGGCAAAAAGACGCCAGATGGCATTGTCTCTGGCAAATTGGCAACTGCGAATTCTCCGCACCATTCCGTGCGGAATCTGGTCTGATAGACCGGATATCGGCGGCATTGTCCGATATCGGTTCCATCAAAAAATCTACATCTCTTACAATTGGTTTCAGCCATTCAAACTACCCTTTGTGTGGTTAGAAGGTTCCCCAGGTTCATCAGACCTTGGGGATCTTCGCTTACTTGTACTCTGCTCGTTCGTGCGAATAGCACTCGGAATCTTGCCGTCCGGTGTTCATTTCTCCCTGTTCTTTCATGCCAATGTTGCCTCGATGAGCGTCCGCTTTGCCCATTGCTACTCCATTGACCATCTTGGCCATCTTGTCGCCGGTTCTGTCGCTTGATGTAACGCCTTTCGGCGGCGTTGCTTTGGTTCCGTATCCCATGCTAGTCCTTTCGGTTGGTTGCGGCCATCAAGACTCTCTGAGTCCGTCCTGATGAGGCTGTGCGCCTTTCGCCGGTGTCTACTATAAACCCTTTTTTGATCAGTTGGGAAAATCTTGGCGTGATGCTGTGACTTCTGATGTGCGGCAGCATTCGTTCCACATCGTCCGAAATGCAACCTTTTGGGAATGCTTTGATCATGTAGTAGATCAGCAGCTCCAGAGCCCCGGCGTTCATGGACTCTGCTGCCTCGTGTGATGTGTCGGGGTCTGTGCTCCTGGCCAGACCTTTCCAAGTGTGTGGAAATTCAAACATCAAAACTCCTCGTTAGATTTTTCGTGCTCGAAACATTGGAACCAACCGTCATAGATCTTGCCCTGGGGAATTGAGTCCATCTTGACGCTCATTCTCCCGGCCTCGTTCACGAACAAGGTTCCGTGTGTTGTCCAGTAGGTCTTTTTCTTGCCCTGGGACTCATACTCCCTGGCTGCAAACTTTATGTCAAATTTTCGTTTTTCCATCAGATTTTCTCCAGTTTTACAATCATTTCGTCCAGGTCGCCCAGAAATTGGATGACCTCCTTCTCCAGCATGGCCACATAGGTCGGATCGTATGGGATCCGCTTTATGAACATCTGTAGGTTCTCTGGTAGCCTGGGATCAAAGCTCAAGAAGTCGCACCAGTTTGTGCCGGTGCAGCACATCTGCCATTGCATCTGGGTGATGTATTTCCCAGGCACAATTCCAGTCATCAGGTAGTCAAGATGAGTTGCTGTTTTGGGACACTTAATCTCAATCAGTCCAATTTGTTTGCCGTCCTGCACAAATCCGTCAGGACTTGCCCCGGACATTTCAATTGTTGGATGCCCAACGAACCCAACCTCCTCTACCATGACTCCTTTCTTGATTTCGTAGGCAGCTCGAGCAAACTTCTCAGTCTCAATTCCCCATTCCATGTCGCTGTTGGAGTAGCCTTCTGTTTTTTTTCCGGTCAGTCTTTCGCACACCAGCTGCGCCATGTAGTTGTCTCGCCCTGCCTTCTTTACGATCAGGTCGGCCACTTTGCTGGCTGTGACCTTGCCCAATCTGGCGGCGTGCCATTCTTCAGTTCCTTGGTCCATTTTCTTTTCCTTTCTTGATTCGTGCGGCCTTTGCTGCTAACACCTTTGCTTGCCAAACCTGGTCACCTTCACAGGCTGCATAGGCTTGGGCATAGACTGTTTGCAACTCTTCGCTGCTTGCGCTGGCCTCAATTCCCGCTAGGTAATCTGCCATAGAATTTTCTGAGACAGTTTTTTTCCCTTTCGTGGCGGCGTTGCCATCGTCATCCTCTGGGGCTACTCCACAGGCCGTCAACAGGCTGTAGCGGCGTCCATAAGTGATTGCGCTGCCGTAGCCTTGGGCATCGTGCTTGACCACCGGCATGAACAGCTTGCCTCCGCTGTAGCTTTCGCCTGACTGATGGGCAAACATTGTTTCGACCAGGATGCCTCCTTCTACGCTCTCAATGATTTGAGTCATAAAGATGCCCTGGTCGTTGAGTGCTTCCCGGACCGCATCAACGCACGCATCCAGACCGGCATACTTTGACCGGAAGTGTGGGTTTTGTTGACTCTTCAGAGCCGATTCAAAATTCTTCTGGGCTTTGGCCAGAGCTCCAAATATTTCTTTCATGGGTTTTCTTTCATGCCACTCTTGAGCAGCTCCTTGTTGTTCATATTGATTCATTTAAAAAAGTATCCAGCAGTAAATCCGATAAACGCAATTAAAAAAACAATTCCGATTATTGAAAATGTGTCCCTTACTTTACCAACGATTTTATCTCCCTGATCGTAATCCACTCTGTTTTGTATGTAGATGGGTCTTTTAATCGGTTGAAAGTTAGCGGAGGGGTCTCCCCTTTGTCTTTCTTTCGTGGTTTCCATTCTGTTACTCCAAGTATTAATTTAACTTTTTTACTAACAGCATTATTTTCCATTGATTATTGCCACCAATTCTCTAATCTTGCTTTGCAGTAATCCAACCTGGAAAGCTAAACGCTCTTGTGCAGAACAGTTTCTGTACATTTGTTTAGCCAGCTCTTCGGCTGTATCAATCATCTTCTGTGCGTCAATCATTTGTTTTCCTTTGTACTTTTATTGCCAATAGCCACTTGTCGCCCAGAAACCGGACAGACCGGATCCAAGCTCTTTGGTTGTGGCGGTTGATTGACTTTGGAGCCAGCGGGTTGTTGAAGTGCTGGCGCACTCGGACCAAATAGTGGATGTTCATCCTTCGGCCTCGTTTTGGCAAACTTCTCGCTCAATGGTTTCTATCCAAAATTTATCCATAACTTCTTTTATGTCGATCCCCTCGACAAACGCTTGGACCAGCTCGGCCTGGGGCTCTACCCTGTAGTCTCCGTCCATTTCTCCAGGATCGTAGTCCAGCCAGCAGTCAAGCTCTAGACCGCCAAAAGTTTCAAAGCTATACTGGATCATGTTGTCCACCAGGTTACCAGCGCCAAAGCAAGACCAACGCCGATGGCGGTGGCTAAAATAATATCTTTCATATTTTTCTTTCTGGGGCCGAAGCCCCATTTGGTTTAGGCTTCGCAATCGGACTTCGACACATTCTTGCCTTGAGCAAAAACCTCTACAGCTTGTGTCAGGTAAAAGCCATGCTTGCGTATGAACGCAAGGTACTTTCGACGCAATGCAACCGGTACAAAATATTCACTCTCAGCGTGAAGGTCCAGTTCATGCAAGCAAACCCAACACAAATCTTCCAATGTTTTGTGGCTGTAGGCATCAAAACCTGTACCCTCAGGCAGTTGATCTAATGCTTTTTCAAATTGGTTGAGTTTTTTGTTCATCTGGAAGCTCCTAAAAAGACCCCAAGAAGTTCGGGGCATGATGCTATTGTATAGCAAACTAAGCAGTCTTACAGGCTTTTGCAATCTATTTTTCTATACAAATAGCAAACCCTATAGCTTTTTACAATGATGCTTTGCTTAGACTGCTATACAATGCGCCGATGCAACCTATCCCTCTTCCAGTAGTAGTCCTCGGAGACAATGGACTTCAAGACGCAATCACCAAAGCTGGCAGCAAGTCCGCGCTGGCCAGGATGTTGGGCATCACCAGGGCAGCTGTTAGCCATTGGACCAAGCTCCCTGGTGGCCGGTTGTACCAGCTCAAGGTGATTCGTCCAGAGTGGTTTGCCAAAACAAGAGAACAAGTGTAAAGTGTGAGCACGGCTACCCTTAGCGGGGGAAAAGACGATTTATCACCGTTCTGCCGATGTTCTTTCAAGTGATAAGACCGTGATAAAGGTTACACAATGCACTACTACCAATTCAACATTGGTGACTATCAGTCGCATACATCGCACCTTTCAGAAATAGAAGATTTGGCTTATCGCCGAATGCTTGACTGGTGCTATCTTCACGAAAAACAGTTTCCGCTTGATCTTGATGAAATTTCAAGGTTGGTCCGTATGCGAACGCATAGCGAAAGCATTGCGATCGTATTGCGAGAGTTCTTCGAACGCACAGAAGATGGCTGGATTCATCTTAGAGTTCTTCAAGAAATTTTGAAGGTTGGCATCAAGTCTGAGAAGGCTAGTGAGAGTGCTAAAGCTCGATGGGGCAAGCCTAAAGATGCGAACGCATTGCCATCGCATAGCGATCGGTATGCTACCCAAGACCCAGTACCCATGACCCATGACCCATTACACAAGACCCAAAAGAAAATGATCAAAGATCATTCTGTGGATAAGTCCAAAGACCCTGCCCTTCAAAAGCTGGACAGGGATAGCAAGCTGGCCACTCCT